ACGCCGTCGAACCCGGTCGCGCTAACGATCGACAAGCCAAGGCCGAGGGGTTCACCCATCAGGCGCGCTCCCAAAATCGGCATGTCACTCATCCCAGCCCCCAACTCGATCCGGGCAACCACCCAATCGGCCCACCACGCTGCCCCCCAGGCCGGCCACCGAACGCCTTGATTGCGTCGGGGTTGATACGCATCGGCGCATGCGTCCCGACCATCAGGCCGGAACTAACCAACAGGCCTCCTGGTACTGGTAAGGGGACGGAAGGTGAACATCATGCCGCCTTCCTGATGATGTCCGGCGCGGCCCGCAGCGGCATCATTCCGTCATGGTTTTCCGACGGGTCTTTTGATGGCGACCAGACGTAGTCACCGGTGAGGTTGATGTGCTCCCAGCCCAGCGGAGAGAGGTGCGCCAGAAGGCTGTCCGGGACATCTTCCCTCTGACGCAGCGTGGCAACGGCGCGTTCGAGGTATCTGGTGTTCCACAGGATGATCGCGGTGATGATCAGGTTGAGGCCGGACATGCGGTGTTGCTGGTTCTCATAGGTGCGGTCACGGATTTCGCCGAGCCGATGGATGAACACGGCGCGCGCCAGGCTGTTGCGGGATTCGCCCTTGTTCAGTTCCTGCCCGGTCTCGCGGCGAAGTTGGGGGTCTTCGATCCAATTCAGCGTGAACAGCGTGCGCTCCAGCCTGCCCAGTTCGCGCAGCGCGGCGGCGACGCCATTCTGCCGTGAGTAAGAGGCGAGTTGTCGCATGATCACCGAGGGGGAGACGGTGCCGGCGCGGATGGAGGCGACGATACGCAGGATTTCCGACCAGTAGGTGCGGATCAAGTCGACATTGATTCGGCCTCCGATGAGCGGCTCCAGCGTTGGATGGTCGGCCGGCTTGCCGAAGCTGTAGAGCCGGCGGTGCTTCAGATCGGGGATACGAGGTGCGAACTGGAAGCCCAGCAGCGTGCACAAGGCGAAGACATGATCGCTTTCACCGCCGCCGTCGGTATGGTGGCGACGGATCGTGACCTCACCCTGATGGTAGACCAGCGCGTCCAGCACATGCAGCGCTTCACTGGCTGTGGCTGCGATCAGCGTGCTGCAATAGGGTCCGTAGCGACCTGAGAGGTGCGTGTAGGCCTTGAACCCTGGCCGGTGGCCGTAGTGGGCGTTGCGGCGGCCGGCATCGCGGCCGAGGCCAGCGGCACGGAAGAACTGGCCGTCCGACGAGGAGACGCTGGCGCTGCCGAAATGGGCGGCGAATGGCTCACGCTCCTGCTGACTGAGCAGACACCGCAGCGCGGCGGCGTAGGTTTCCTGGCGGATGTGCCAGTCCGATGTCCAGGCGAGTTCGCCGAGGCTTGCAATGCTGCAGACCTCAGCCATCCGGGTCAGTCCGAGATTGAGGCCTTCGGCCAGCAGCCCGGCCATCAGGATACGGCTGTTGGACGCCGTCTCGCCGGTGCGCAGATGGGTGAAGCAGTCGGGGAACTGGGTCCAGCGCGCCACCTCGGCGAGCAGGTCGGTCACCCGGATGCGGGGCAGCATGGCGTAGAGCCGTTCGGCCAGAGCCTCGGCCTCGGGCGGCGTCGATTTCTCGACAGGCGAGATCTTCAGCGCACCTTTCTCGATCGTCACGCCTGCCAGCAGACTGTCCCTGGCACGGCTATCGACATGCCTCAGCCGCTCGTCGAGCAGAGTGCGCCGCTGCGCGATGAACGTGTCGAAATCCGCCTCGACCGCGACCTGCAGGGTACCGCTGGTCAGCAGCGCTTGCAGCGTTTGTTTCGAAACCAGCCGTTCTTCGGCGGAGCGATGCTGCCGGCTGCCGCTGACCCATACCTCGCCGGCGAGCAAGCGGTCACGCAGTTCGGACAGCACGCAGAGTTCGTAGTGGCGGCGGTCAACGACGCCACCCGGCATGACGTAATCCGCCCAGCGCCGCCGCACGAATCCGGTCGGCACGGATTTGGGCAGGGTTGCCGCATCTGTCTTGTTCATCTCTCGCAGTATTTCGATGGCGCGCATGAGCGAGGCCGACGCAGGCACGCTCTCGAATGCGAACGCCGCGAGAAAGCCGGACGACCAGCGCCTGATTGCCGCGTAATGCTCGCCGAGTTTCTCGAATGCATCAAATTCCTCCGGCCGCGCCAGGGCCTCTGCCTCCGCGACAGTCTTGCAAAAGCGCTCCCACGGAATCACTGTCGTGATCGCGCCAAATGCGTCCTTCTTGTCGGTCTGCGCGGTGATTAGTGCGGCGCCGACGCGCGCGTACAACCGAACCTTCTCGTTGATGGCGCGGGCATCCGACTGAAAAGCGCGCGCGTGCCGTCCTTCGGCGCGGCGGAATAAACCGCCGATCAGGCGGTCGAACAGATCGATCGCCTGATCGGTCAGGCTGCTGGTGAAATCCAGCGTCATCGCCACCAGCGTCGCGTGGCGGCGCTGACGTTCGAACCGGGCGACGTGCTGCACCGTGGTCTTGTCCGCCTCGCGCGCGAGCTGGCTCAGGCGCGCCTGATGGATCAGGTGTCCCTGACCCGGCGCGATGCCGATCGCGCGGACATGTTCGAGGCGTTCGATCAGGCCCAGCATCGCGCCGGGCGTGGCGGCTTGCGACGTCTGCCGTAACCAGGTGAGCTGGGCCTGCCCGGTGTCTTCCCGCGGCTTGGTCAGCGCGTCGAGCCTGCGTCGCTGCTCGGCGGACAGTCTGCTGGTCAATCGGCGATGGACTTCCCGGCGGGCCTGGTGACGCAGTTCGCCACACAGGCGTTCAACAAGGCGCGGCGATGGGGCGATGATCAGCTGCTGACGGCAGGTCTGCATTACCAATGCTGCCAGATGCGCCAAGCGGTCGTCTTCCATCGCGGCAGGCAGCAGAGCCGCCGTCACGTCCGCCGCCGCCCGCTTGCCGAAATAACGCAGTCCGAGCTGTTCCTGGCACTCGATAGCATGGCGCTGCCGGTTCCGCTCCGTCGCCAGGTCGTCATCGATCGCGTCGGGGAACACGCCGATCTGATCGGCCACGAATGCCAGCAGTGCGGCCGGCGGCCGCTCGCCGACACGCAGAGGCCGGCCCGGATAGCGCAGATAGCAACGCATCAGGGCATGGCCGAGGCGGTTGTGGTCGCCGCGCCGGCGCTCGATCGCCGCCAAGTCATCCGGCGACAAGGTATAATGGCGGATCAGCTCGCGCTGTTCGATCGGCGGATCGAACAGCTCCGCGATCTGGATTGCGCTTAGTCGTGGGCGTCGCGTCACTCATGTCTCCCGGGCCTTGATCCCGGCAGACCAGCCGATCCTGGCTAGGCTGTCGATCAGCGTGCTGCGCTTGATGCCGAAGGTTCGACAGACTGCGGCCTTGGTGGCGCCGCCATCCAGCGCCTCCGTCGCCGCGGCAAGCTTCTCGGCGTCGACGCTGGCGGGGCGGCCACCGTGCCGGCCCCGACGCCGTGCCGCGGCCAATCCTGCCTGAACCCGCTCCTGGATCAGAGAGCGTTCAAACTGCGCAAGCGACCCGAAAATGTGGAACAGCAGCTCGCCCTGTGCGGTCGTGGTATCCATCTGCTCGGTCAGAGAACGAAAAGCGACGCCGCGCTGCTTCAGATCGCTCACCGTAGTCAGTAGATGCGGCAGCGATCTGCCGAGCCGGTCCAGCTTCCAGACCACCAGGCAATCACCCGCTCTGATGAAAGCCAGCGCGCGGGTGAGCCCGGCACGGTCGCCACGGCTACCGGTCGCGCGATCCTCGAAGAGGTGGCGCTCATCGACCCCGGCGGCGAGGAGCGCGTCACGCTGCAGATCCACGACCTGGCGGTCACCGCTGGTGGAGACGCGCATGTAGCCCACCAGCATGTGCGGAAAACCTCGCCAGAACGGTTGCCGCACACTGCCCCATTCCGACATGGTTTGTCGTATAGATTTTCGGCCCGAATCAGACGATTTGCGGGCGTGCCGTTTGGCTCACGAAAATCAAGTGTTTCCCGTCATAGCCCCCGGAGCACGCCCAACCGCCACAGGCGTCGAAAACCAAGGACTTTCAACAACAAGCCTCCGAGCCCGTTCTGGGTTCGTCCCGTTACCGGTACCAGAAGGCCTCTTGGTTAGTTCCGGCCAGTTCGCCGGGCGGGGTGTCGTTGAACAGCGCCTCGGCCTTGGCGGAGATGGCGTGCAGTTCCTCAGTGGCGAACACGTTGCGGACATTGATCCATGACTTTGTGCTGCCGGGCGTCGTGTATTGTCGGTCCAGCACCGGATAGACGGTCGGCTCCTGCGCGAAGCCGTCCAGATGCACGGTCCGGTTGGGATTGAGGCCGGCCTGCCACCAGCTTTCGTCGATCACGACAGCGGCGAGGCCATCTCCCGCCTGCCGGGCCAGTTTGAAGAACATCGTCTGGTGCGCCGCAACGATGACATCGGCCTCGGCCACCTGCGTCTTCTGCCGCTGGAAGGCACATTGGTCGGGCCCCACCCGCCACGCGCAGCGGCCCATCTCTCCCTTTGGAGAACCGCACACGTACTGCTCGATGGCGACGTGAACCGACAGCGCATCCTCGACGGCATCGAGGTCCATGCACATGGTCTGCGGCTTGGCGTCGCTGTCCGGGGTCTCGCTACCGGGCACCACCGCATCCCTGCCGCGCATCACCGCGGCGTTGATGCCCAGCCGCCGCATCTCGGCAAGGCATTCGTCCGCTAGCTTCAGGGTCGGCACCAGCCACAACACGCGATGTGGCAGCCCGGCGGCTTTGGCTGCGGCGATGAACCCCGGCAGCGCCGCGCGGGCGGTGGTGGACTTCCCGGTGCCCACGCCCACGGCCAGCCCGGCATGCTCCGGCGGTTCGCGCTGCTCCTCCGGCATGGCGTGCCAATCCAGAGCGCGGCTGAAGAACTCATTCACATGCTGGGCGAGGGCGGCGCGGGCCTCCTCCAGCGTGTGGACGGTGCCGGCGTGGTGCGGCTGCATCGGGGCCGCGTCCGGCTCGCCCGCCACCACCGAGAAGGCGCCGTCGATGATCCGTTGCAGGTAGACAACATCATAGGCGGCCACGCCGGCACGGCTCGCGGCGCGGGGTGCGGCTTCGATCGCGGCGAGTAGCTGCCGGATGACCGCCGCATCGTCGCGGATGCCGTCGCGGGCGGCCCGCCGGGCATAGACCATCGTGGCGCCCAGCAACGGCGCGTGGAACCCGTCCAGGCCGGGGCCGTCGCCGAGGCGGGCGATTGCGCCGGAGATGCCCCCGCCGCCCGTGCTGGCCCCCCCCACGGGCCGCGCCAGGCGTTCGACCGGCCGCAGTGCGGGGAGCTGCACCGCCGCGTCCAGCCCCTTGCGCCAGCCGGTCCGGCGCGGGATCGGATCGGGGCCGCCCTCGACGATCGGATCGGCGACGAAATGCGGCTGCGCGGCGGAGAACGGCGACAGGTCGCGTACGCCCGGCGCGTGCTGGCGCAGCACCGCCTTGATGTGTTCGTTCGTCGCCGGCTCGGCCAGCCAAAAGAACAAATGCACCTTGAGAAAACCCGGCGCGAACCCGGCCGAACTGGAAAGCTGCCACCAGCATTCGGCATCCTGGAATGCCTCCGGCAGCAACTCCGCGATCATGGCCTCGATCGCGCTCTCGGGATCCGCGGCCAGGTCATCGGACGGGCGCAGCGGCCAGTTGTCGAAATCGAGCATAAGCCATCGGCGAGGCACTTCGGCCAGCGTTGGCGTCACGTTCTCGCGGAGCAGCTTGCGGCGGCGGATGAGATGCTGCGGGTCTGCGGCGAGCGCTTCGGCCGCCGCCCCCGTCAGCGCGCCGCGCACCACGAACACACGCGGATCGCGCCGGAGCTGATCGAGGAGCGCGGCCAGCTCGGCGAGGTCGGTAACGCGGTGTTCTGTCGGGTGAAACCGCGCGCCGGCGCTATAAGAGATTTTGTTATACTCTCGTAACGTATTGTTCCACGCAAATCGCTTCGTGGCGCGCGCCTCGCCGATGCAGCGCAGCACGGTCAGGCCGCCGCCGGAGGGCGCGGCGTTGGTCAATGCGCCCTGCCTTCCGGCCGATCCGCCGCCCACACTCGCGCTGCCTCGCCTGAGATGAAAATTGCCGGCATTCCAGGGCAGGCTAACGCATAATCCGATGTGTCCTGGCGTCGGCCCAGAATGCCCAGAACCGCAACGATTATCGCGGTCCTCTCGCTCGGCGAGATCGGGGCGGGGGCGTCGCTCACTGCCCCGCCTCCGTAATCTGCGTAGCCAGCCGGCGCAGGCGCGCGGCCCGTTTTTTAAGCTCGGGTGCCAATCCCTTCATGCGGGATGCGGTTCCCTCGCACCTGTCGGCTGCTAAGCCAAGGGCCAAAGTAACAAGCGAGAGGTCGCCGCGCGGGATACGAATTGTCGTGTTTCTCGCATCTTCGCTGGGCAGCGCCGGCCACCGTCTGGAGGTCGGATCGAAATGCTTGGTCATTTGCCAATCTTTGATTGATTGGCGCGGGGGCGTTGAACTCGGGCGGTCGTCGGGCTATCTTTGGCTTGATGAATGCGCCTGCCCGATACGAACTGCCCTGAGGTGCCTGGCCGCGCCTCGGGGTTTTCGTTCGTTGCGAGTCAGGCGGCGACGGGTGCGCGCTGCGTGTGGCGTTGCTGCCAATCACGCTCGGCATCTGGCGTGATTCGCACCAAGTCGCCGATGCGCAGCAGGTCCGGCGCGGCGCCTCTGGCAACCAGATTATAAAACGTGGACCGTGCGATACCGTGACGTTCGCAAAACGCTTTCACGCTGCGCGGATGGATTTTCTTTTCGAGTCGGGCGGACATGGACGCGCTCCGTTTGGTTTGGGCGCTGTTGGATACGGGCCGTTTCGCGGTGCCGCATTAGGTTTATTGGCACCCCCCCAATAAACCTAACAGGCGGCATCTCTATTCGATGCCAGCAATCCGCGCTGCGGATGTTTTGCGATGGCCTGCCGAACGGCATCCGTGCTGCGTCTGGTGTGCTCATCCGGTGTGACACGCTGCAAAATGGCGAGCGACAGCCTCGCGAGCGCGGAGTTCGCGCTATTGATCGCAACCGTCCGCCCGTCGCGTTCCATGATGTCCTTCGCCTCTTTGGCAATGAACATCGCGTCGTCGTGCCATGCAGCATACTTGTGATTGATGGGCGGCAGATCGTTCCCGATGTGCCGGCGTATCCGCTCTATCGCGCGCGAAAAACGCTCGATCTCTCGCAGGCTCTCGCGTCGGCGCATATCTCCCAATACGTTGCCTGTCATAAATGACTGAATATCAGTCATGGCATTGGGCAAAGCGGCTTCTAAGAGTGTCAATCCCTCTTGAGCGCGCTTAAATGGATAATCAGGCGGGAGAACGTCTTTTGCATGTCCCGTGACACGTATCACGTTCAGATTCTTGTATAAGCTCTCGACATCCTCCGCCGTGAGGGTGCTGGAATGGCCCGCGAACCATTCCCCTATTTCCTCGCGTGTTATTGCGTTCCCCGTCTCGCGCAACTTTTCTATGTCTGTGTAGGAATCGCACCAGCACAACAAGGCAAACGCCAGCCGCCCGCCGACTTGCCCGTGGTGGTAAGACCGCGCCGGTTTCCAGCGCATCGGGGTGTAGGGTGCTCTCGGCCGCTTCATGCCGCCACCCGCCCGGCCAGCCGCCCGGCGCGATCGGCTGCCCATCGGGCCGCGAATCGCGCCTCCGCCTCTGCGGCGAGCTGGGCGAGGTTGGGGATGCCCTCGGCCTCGCGCATCATCTGCGCAATCTGGACACGATGGGCGGGTGTGCTATCCTGTAAAGCTTTCTTTTTCTTAGAGTCTGTCTGTAGTCGGACTTTCTGTCCCCCTGGACAAACCGGCCCGTCCGGCACCTTCAGCCTGTAGGAGTTCGCCCCCTGCCGCCAGCGGCCATCGGCGCCCAGCTTGCGGGTGTGCTGCCAATCGAGGAGGCCAAGCTCCCGCGCGTCCTGTCGGGCGCGGCGCACGGTTCGCGCGCAGCAATGCGCACGGGCCGCAACGGTCTCGTCGCTGGGAAACAAGCCGTCAGGCCCGATCAGCCCAACCAGCGCGACCAGGGCATCGCGGCGGGCGCGCGTGAGGTTGGCGGCGGCATGCTCGGCCGTGACGCGACGGCGCCAGAGCATGAACTCATCGGACTCAAGCCAGATGATCGGCGTGCCGCCCGGTGAACCGGGTTGGGGCGGGAAGGCGGGGGCGTGGATGGTGGGCATAGTTCGGGTTTCCTCGGTCAATGACCAAGGCCGGCGCGGCAGGCGCCAGAACGCAGTTTCCCATCCCCGAATCAGGGGTTGATTTTCAACCGGCGGGAGGTGATGCTGGGTTTGCCAGACACAGCATTCATCCCCACCGGATGGCGTTCTAGGGCCGGCTCCTACAGGGGTCGGCCTTGTTCGTTTCTAGCGACTGGGCGGAGTCGGTCCTTTGCGAATCGCCGCGATCGGTGCGGCATCGAGTATGCTGCCACGCTCGCCACGAGTCGGGAAGCATGTGCTTTTGGTATCATGCTATCAAGATACCGAACGATCAAGCTATCACGCTATGGGCGGGCGCCCATGCTTCTGGAACAGGTCGTTCACTGCCTCGATCAGCAGCGCATGCGACGCTATCCCGCGCTCAAGCGCGAGGAGCTTCAACTGGCGCCATGCGGCAGGTGTCAGCCGTAGGGTTTGCCCGCGCCGCTTGTCGTCTGCGTCTTCGGGCGGGGGCGGCTCTGGTGGCGTAAAGTCGGTCAGGCTCGCCCGTTTGGCCATAGATGCTCCTCCGTCCATTCCCACAGCCGCCGCAGCTCGGCGGATGCCTTTCCGCGCGGTTCAAATTCGGTGACAGCCCGCCCGTCGATCAGCGCGTGCGACATTGCCGCCCGCACGCCAATCGCGACAGGCGCCAGCGGCAGCCCATAGGACGCCAGCCCATTGCGCGCCTCGGCCGTCACGGTCGCGTCGGTGTCGCCGCGCCCGGCCGGGCAGGCGTTCAACACGATGGCGGCGGGGCGGCTCAGCGCCTTGAGCACGTCCACCGTGGCGCCGATCGCGCGGAGGTCGAGGATCGAGGGGCGCGAGGGGATAAGGGAAAAGTCGGCGACTCGGGCCACCTCCGCCGTGTCCCGCTCCACCGATGGCCGGGTATCGACAATGACCAAGCCGAACCCCTCCCCCGCTGCCTTCGCTACAGCGGCGCGCAGATTGGCGGGCACCATCGCCATGACTGCCGGCGCAGCCCCGCCGCGCGCGTGCGCCCAGCCCATCGCCGATTTCTGCGGGTCGCAATCGAGCACCAGCGTACGGACACCTGCATCATGGGCGATGACGGCGAGATGCAGCGCAAGCGTGGTCTTGCCCGCGCCACCTTTCTGCGCCAGCAGCGCCAATGTCCGGCATTGATGCCTTGCTATCACGATACCACGCTAGCTATTTATAGGCATCACGCTAGCACGATACACTGATAGCGTGGAAGCTTGACAGCTATCACCCGCCCCTAAACCCGGACGCCAACCCGATGAAACCCGACGCCAGCCGGACAACTTCCGGCTCCCCACCAAACGGAAGCGGCACATCGGCCGGTGCCCACGCGGGTTCTGGCTCGGCAGATCGGGGTTGCGGTGCGGGGCGTGGGGGTTCGGGCGGAGGCGCGCTGCGGCCGATGTTGCCCGTGTTCATCACCGTCGGCTTGCCGGAGCGCGGATGAATGAACGTGCGGGGTTCATACTTGCAATCGTTGCATGTTTCAGGCGCGGGTCTCGGCCTGAGACCTGCAACGAACGTATGGCTAACCCCGCACCTCCGCGCGATCTCGCTATCGTTCCACCTTCCCCACTCCGCATCCCCCAGCAGGCAAAGCACAGCCCGCCGCTTATCCTCATTCGTCCGCCGCTGCCCATGCGCCTCATTGGCGCCCACGGAGAACAGCACGGCATCGCGCTGCGTCCCCTGCCGGATGTCCGCCTCGATGGTCGCCAGCCCCAGCGCGCGGGCGGCGCCGATGCGATGGAAGCCGTCTGCGAGCCAGTAAGCGGCGCTTCACCCCTCGGGATAACTCAGGCAGCCCGCCGCGCCGGCTCGGCCTCCGCCTCGATCACCAGCCCCGCCTCCGCCAGCACCGCCAGCGCGAGGGGGTGGCCGGCCCGCAATGCACCCTCGCCGTAGCGGCGGCGGATCGTTGCCGGGTCCGGCGGCGGGGCGGAGGGGAACGGGGAACCGGCATTCGGAGCCGGCGTGTCGCTCATCCCACGCGCCAGCTCGATCCGGCCAGCGCCGCGATCGGCTCGCCACCCGTCCGCCGGCCGAACGCGGCGATGGCGGAGGGATTGATCCGCATGGGCGGGGGCCGCATCCCGATCATGGCAAAGGCTCGGCTGAGTGCATCAACCATGTCATCGTGGGCGCCATGGGGGAACCCTGCCAGCTCGTCTAGAAAGGCCCGGTTCCATGGCGCGCGGACGATGGACAGGTTGCCCACGTTCACTTGCGAGGCCACCGGGTTCGCTCGCGTCACCTTGTCGCCCGTTTCGGGGCTGGCATCCACGGTGTGGCCGGCGAGCTGGCGCGCGAGATACTGCACCTGCCCCTTGCCGGCCTGACCGGGATCCTGGGGCAGACCGATGCGGACGGCCCGCCCATCTGCGGCAGCGGTGTTGACGATGGTGCGTTCGACTTCCTCCGGGCCGCCGCGCAGCCGGGCCACGTCCAGAACCGCGAACCGCCCTTCCGCAGTCCGCATCAGCTTGACGCCAGCCGTCCAATCGGGATCCCGCCCGCCAGCCTTCGCGGTGGCAGCCAAATCCCATGCGCGCGCCATCGCGTTGCCGGCCGGGGCGGCGTCAACGATGCCAATGTTGCCGATTCGGAACAGCGATCCCTCGGCCGGCCGGGGATCTTGTTGATACAGGGCGGACCAATCGCGCGTGGCGGATGCCATTTCCAATTCAACGCGGGCCGCCTCGATCTCGGAATCAAGCCGATAGTTCGGATCGTCCCGGCCCAGCACCTCGCCGGGCGCGCGGCCCAACGGGTCGTCATCCTCGGCGATGGCGGGCACACGCACGACATCCCAGATATCGCGTTGCGCGGCCAGAATGCGCCCGCCGAGGTCGTCTTCGTGCCAGCGAGTCATCACCAGCACGGCGGGCGCGCCGGGCATCAGGCGGGTGCGCAGATCGGATATAAACCACCTCCACGCGCGCTCCCGGTATGCTTCCGAGTCCGCATCGGTGCGGCTTTTCACGGGATCGTCAATGATCGCGATGCTCGCCCGGCTGCCGGTAATCGGGCCGTCTACGCCGGCGGATTTGTAACGGCCTCCGTTGGACGTGCGCCACAGATCAACGCTGGTGTTCACCAGTTCGATGCCCAGCATATCCCCGTTGTCGCGGATGAGGGATTGCACGTCATGACTGAAGTCTTCGGCCAGTGACGCGGTGTGCGATGCGCCAATGATCGAGGTGCGTTCGCGCCGCGCCAGCAGCCAAGCGGGGAACAGCTTCGATGCGTATGTGGACTTCGCGCTACCCGGCGGCATCAACACCATCAGGCGTTTTATTTTACCTTCGGCGACGGCTTGAAGTTTCGCGATCAGCAGCCGGTGATGCGCGGCGGGTTTCAGGCCCAGCGGCGACAGCGCATAGAGGCACCAGGCCGCGAACGACTCGCGGATGCGCGCCCGCTCCAGCGCGATCAGGTCGCGTTCCAGCGCGGCCAATTCTGCCTTGCTCGCGGTCATTTCTCGATCATTAGCCGCGCTTGGCGGGCCGCCACGCTGGCCGCGATTTCGTCGGCGGTGCGGTTCTCCTCCAGCTCGAATTTCGCATCGACCGCGACACGATCGGAATACACCTTCGGCAACAGCTTGGCGGCGTACCATTTTGCCGCGTCCATGTGCAGGCGGCCTAACTGCGGGTCGGTGGCATCGCGCGCGTCCTGCAACACCATCTCGGCGACGGCATGGGCCTGCAACTCGCGGGCGCGGGCATAGATCGCCTGAAAGCCTTGCACATCACCCCTCGCCCAATCGCGGACGGTGCGGGCGGCGGGCATTCCGGGATCGCGGCAGATGTCGATCAGCGTTCGGCCGTCCGCCATTTCGCTGGCGATACGAGCGGCGATCTCTGGTGTGAATGACGACTCGGTCACGCGCCGTTTTGCTGGCACGGTGGCGCGGTCGCGGAACGGGGTGATGTCCTGCGTCACGCGGCCGGCTCCAATCCCAGCGCGCGCAGCGCGGCGGCGTAGGCGTCCGCCGCACCCAAGTAGGCAGC